ATTAGGTAGCTTTATTGTTGGGTCGGGTAAGTTTGCTGAATTAAGTGCTTTATATCCTGTTGGTATATTTGAAGAAAAACTGTTTAATTCAAATTGACCAAAATTTACATAACAGTTATGACCTGATCCTGTACCCATAAAGATATAGGGAGTCCAACCATCTTTTGTTGCGTGACTGCTAAAATCGTAAGCTGCATTAGTTCCTGTAGCTGGATTACCACTATTGAAATAATTTCCAGAAGTATCACTAAACCATATTTTTTTATTGTCCATATCAACAGCAATTCTTATCCATCCAGCACCAGTTTGAGCAGAACCACCAGTAATACTTGTTGTACTACTACTTCCTGTTCTTAAAGTTCCACCATTGGTAATAAAAGCAAGTCTTGAGTCAACTTCGCCTGTCGATTTATTACTTAATGTTTCTTGACCACAAATTCCTATTTCTGGATTCTGACCTGAGTTTTTATAAATTTCCCAATACCATTTTCCAGACGTAATAAAAAATGTACCTGTTATAGCTTGATCGTTTGAAGATTGATCGAAAACAAGATTACCTTCACCTGCACCAAAATTAAAACTGCTTGTAGCATTTAAAGGATTTAAAGTACAAAAATTATTTGTAGGTGTATCTGGCATCGAATCATTAGTTAAATTCGCAGCTACAGAAAAATTATTTGGTGTGAAGTTGTTGCCATTACCACTTGAATCTTTGCCAAGTGTTGTTGCAGTCGTTCCAGAATTGTCTGAAAAATTCAAATAAAATCCATTTGTTCCATAACTTCCTGTATATTTTTTAGGATTCCATTGACCTGTTGTTGGGTCTGTTTCAGCAAAATATGATGGGTCATAAGCCTGACCATCAATAAAATTAATTTCTGTGATATAACCGTCAAAAAGTTCAGTTGTATTTACAGCATTACCTATTGCGTGTTCTTGATTAGTATTCATAAAACCATCAACATTGCTTGGCTGATTTGATGAAGAAAAATCTGTTACTTCAACACCATTTATATAAAACTTCGTAACTGTATTAGCAGCATCTTCATAGACTACAAAATGATACCAAGCACTTGTATCTCTAAGTTTTTGCGTAGTAGTTATTAAAGCATCATTAGAGCTACTTATTTTTCTTTTATAAGTTAAAGAATCTTGATAAATACTTATACTTGTAAAATTACCACTAGTAGCACCACCACCTGAGAACATAGTCTGTTGTGTTCCTGATCCATTTAAATTAGCTCTCTTAACCCAAGCACTCCAAGTCCATTTCTTTCTATTTCCAGTACTTGAAAAAGTCTTATTTAATTCTGCACTATCACCGCTATTAAACCTTAAACTACGTTTTACTTCGTATGCTTTCTTCCCTGCTATGAAGAAAGGATTAGGACTGCCAAGACTGCTCATTAGCTAAAGTTTCCAATAAACTGTGCAGCTATGTTTGTATTGGTTCGTGCTATCCAAGCAATAACATCAACCTGGTTTGCACCTGTTGATAATGTAGGTGCTGTGCCATCACTGAAATCCCAATACGACCCAAATGCTGCGGTTCTACTTCCTGTACCATCTTGAGTTATAAACAAAACACCACTCTGTCCAGCAGAGATATTAGAAGGGTTGGCAAAGGTAACATTACCAGTAAGTGTTGTAGAAAAATTATTAGCAGTTCTAAAATCTAATGTGATTGTAGATGCGTAAGAGACAGCAGATATTTCTCCGATAGTTCCTTTTGTAGTAACTCTTCCGTTACCAGAACCACCACCATTATCAAATACAAGCGTGTTTAATGTGCTTGTTTCGTGTGCAACATTAGTGACTTTAAGTGTTGACATTAATCAGCCTCCTCTGCGGTGTTGGTCTTAGCCCACTCAAGGTACTCTTGGTAGTCGGTATTTGCTTCGTCAAATGGAATAGATAACGTTCTATTTGTATAGATTTTATTTACAACATTAATCTCTGATGAGATAGGGTCTTTATATAGTTTGTATTTAATAAATGACATAGTTAAAGTTCTGCTGAAAAAGCAATTTTTGCTGAGGCATTATTGCTAATCCAACGATTAGCATGACCTGCAGTTCTTGAGGAATCTCCTGTCGCATACCATAAAACTCCATTTTTGTTTGTTTTATAACTTGTTAAACCGCCATCTATATTACAAGAACCACCCGCTGAAAATATAGTGTAATAATTAGCACCAGTATTAGCATCTATTGTTGGAGTTGTTCTCATCTCAACAGGCAATTGTACACCTCCATCAACTTGTGTCGCAGAGTAGTGATCTCCAAAACAAACAAACTTTTGATCTCCCTCAATCCATAGTATATAATATCGTCTACAAAGCTGAAGCTCCTGTGCGAATGTCCTATGCTCAAAATCTGTTGCCGTGTCGCCTACTTCTAATTGAACTCCTGTAATAAAAAATGTTCTATTTGTACTATCAAATATAGAATCTATCCCAACAGCACGATTAGCAGCAGTATTACTACCCCAGTTTGTTTGAAGTGTTCCAGAACTATACGTTGAACCAGCATGGAACCACCAAGCAAGCTCCATACTAAGTAAATTATCACTATTAAATGCACCTGTCGTATCGGCTGCAAAAGTTAATTCAACTCTTGTCCAACTTGTAGTTACAGAAAATGTTTTAGATATTGTCCTGTTGTTATCAGTATCTCGAAGTTCAGCTACATAAGTCGCTGAAGCATTTGCTTTACAATAAAAACTAAGAGTAAATTGTTTTGCATCAGAAGTACCTTTAGCAAATCTTTGTAGATCCTGTCCTTCAAAATTAGTTAGTAATCTATGATATTCACCAGCAGCAATACTTGTATCGGCAGTCGTAGTAGCTATTTTTAAACTTTTAGAAAATCCAGAAGGAGCATCACTTTCTTGCGTTACTGAACATCTACCAGCAGAAAGACCTTGAGAAATAAAAAATCTATCTAATGTGTATGTGTCATCATAATCGCCTGCTGAACCTATATTTGTAAACGAAGTTCCCCTTTGACTACAAATCATTGCACCATTTATATTAATGCGTCTATTACTTAACTGCCCTCCATTAACACCAGTTATATTTTGCAGACTGTTTGATGAATCTTTACTAACAACCGTTCCATCAACATCACTAGGTAATGTAAGCGTTTTATCTGATGCAGGGTTGCTGGTTGGAGCAGCTATGATAACTCCATTTCCACCGCTATGTTTTAGCTTAATACTTGCCATAATTAACTAGGTTTTGGGTTAGCGTCTTTAACCGCTTTGATGTGGGTTGCCCACGTTCCAGTTGTATCTAGTTTACCTGCCTTCATGTCGACATACAACATATCAAGTTGATCTCCAAAAGAAGCGTAAACAGTAGAACCATTAGTTGTTCTATCGGTTTTGTACTTAACAGCAGCAGCTTCAGCATCTAGTGTGGTTCGTGCAGCATCTATTTTGCTTTGCTCAAGAGTTACAGATTTTCCATCTTTATCAAAAGCACCTGTGCCATCATCAACAGTTACAGCATCAGGATATGCTTTATAAATAGCTTCGTGATCTAAAGACATTATGCTGCTACCTCCATGACTGTTAGTGTTGAAACATATCTTGCTCCAGCAGTACTATCAGGGTCAGTTTGTGATCTGTTAATGTAAAGTGTTACACCGCTACTTACTTCTACACCTTGAAGTTTTATAGTATGTGCATTTCCATCAGTTGCGTTTACCAAAAAATCAATAGCTACAGGAAAAGTGGAATATTGACTATAACCAGTAGTAGCAGGGTAACCTATACCTGTATGGCTTATAGGTCTGTTGCTTGCTGCATCTGCTTTGCCAACGTCAGTTCCATTTACATCTATTTGTATATGACCATTAGATGCGTATTGCTGTGATACTTGAACTTTACCTGTAATGTAAAATTTACTTGATGAACTTGCAGGTGTAATTGTTATTGATAAACCACTAATATCTGTAGTGCCAGCAGATTGTGCAATGCTTTGAGTATCAGTTTTTGTAACTGATAGCAATTGAAGAATTTTACCCCTTGTTACGCTAGTTGCTAATGTATCTGTATCGACACAACCATCAGGCAAACCTCCTACTGAGATTCCTGTAACTGTTCCTGATCCGTTGATTGCTATTGGCATAACTATAGGATAACTAATTTTGCACCAGAAGGCACGGTAATCGTGACTCCGTTATTAATTGTAGGACTTACGCTATGAGCGTGTTTATTAGCAGTAATACTATAAGAAGTTGTTGCAGTTTGGTCATTCTCAAAGAACACTTCATCTGTACCGCCTCCCGTAGCTCCAGCACCGCCACCAATAGCACCCCAGGCTCCATTGTTATAGCCTTCAAACTGATTAAGAGTTGAGTTATGTCTTAACATACCAACAGCAGGGCTGCCATCTCTCTGAGCCGTTGTACCAGATGGAATTGTAAGACTAGATGTATAGTTATGAGTTATCTTTCCTGTAAAAGTACCTCCAGCTTGAGGCATTAATCCTAAATTAGTACTGGCTGCTGTTCCTACAGTTACATATCCATTATTTGCTGCATTTCTTATCTTTAAAAGTCCATCAGATGTATCAACGTGCCATTGGAACGCATAATTGGTTGTCAACGCACCAGACTTACTGTTATTAGACGCAATAGCTTGTAAAACACTATTGATGTCACTACGGACTGCACTTCCTGTCCCGTTATCAATTATAAAATCGTGTTCTGCCATTTAAAAAAGTAACATTGTGCCTATTCTACCCTCCTTTACCAAATCCGACAGCCTGATAAGTGAAATTTCTATCAATCGAAGCATTTGATGAATTTTTAAAGTGAACAGTAAAACCCGTTCCAGATATACTGGACACTTCAAAGTAATCTCCAGATGCCATATTCTGAGCATTAATGCCAACAGAGGGTAGATTGGAATTTGCTCCAAGCAAGGAAGAAGTACCAACAAAAAACGGATTGGTAAACGTAACAGCCTTTGCACCTGCTCCGCTTGCAATAACATTACCTTGTTCTGTTCTTCTCTGTAAAGATGCTGTATAGCCTAACTGTGAAACTCTTATATCCTGTGCAGTATCATTACTTGTTAACTTAGCCCTAAACTGAAATCCTCTGCCTTTATAAGTACCATTTGCAAAGGTTTGAAAATCAGAATAGGTAGGAGATCCAGAACTGGGATTATCTTGCGTAACTCTTACTAACATTTCAGCATTAACCTCTGTAGCTGTAGCTCCGTCAAAATCAGTAATATCATCAATTAAACCTCTCGAATCAAATAAATCTGATGGATAGAAACCTTCTGTCAGGAAGTGACGTTTGAGATCAAGACTGAACACACCACCTAAATCTAAAGTATCTCCACCAGCAGTTCCACCAAAATCATAAGTACCAGAACTTGCAATACCACCAAAATCATCTAAAGAACCAATAGCATCAAAGTCAGTTATCGTATCAAACAACCCAGAACCAGCTAAGTTAATAGTTCCTGTAGCAGAATCAAAATCAATACTAGTTTTTGTTCCTTGAAACTTAGGACTATCAGTATCTTCTCTTCTGGTCTGTGTTATTAAAGGAGCTTGGTTATCAGGAAGATCAATGATTACACTTGTCTCTCCTGGACTGAATCTATCTCCATCATCTCTGAACTTAAGAATGTACTCACCTTCAAGATATGGAACTTCCGCAGTTGTTGTATTACCAGCTAACGCTTCAATCAAATCAACAGAATTAGTAAATGTGCCACTTCCATCAGTTTTTGTGGAGTGTCTTACATAAACACGACCACCATGAATAACGTCAACGTCAGTAGATAAATTCCAACGTAATCTTACTAACTTTTCACTAATAGGCTCTGCGGTTAATCCAGTAACATTTCCTGGTAGGGCAGTTTTACCTTGTGCTGTGAAAGTTAAATTGGCAGAAGTAGCACTCGTCTGTAATGCTGTGTTATAGCTAAATACTTGAAACTCATACGTTCCAACATCACTATTAAATATTTCAAAATCAGGAGAAGATACTGTCTGTGATACAAAGTTTCCATTATTAAATCTATAGTTAACCTGATACTGTGTAACACCGACAATAGGTTGCCAACTAAGAATTAACTTAGATACGGCTTGGTTATTGATAACAACAATTTTTTCTTCAGCCTGTAGTGCAGATGGAGGATCTTTTGGCAGGTTTAATATTGATACTGTTCTTGTGGGTAAACTTGCACCATCTTCAATAAAAGCATATTTAGCATTTACATAAGATAAAGCGGTAATCGCATAATTTATACCATCAGATTCTTCTACTGTTATCACTCTAAATTTTTGAGCTTCAACTGTATCATTCTGTAAAAGCCAACCTGCATTTACATTTGGTGCTTGAGAAAAGGCACTATCAACTGTAATTACTGCACCTGAGATAGATGAGACACCTTTAGTTTCCATCGTTCCATCAGGTAAAATAACAGATAAAGTTGGATTATTTGTTGTTGCCAAATCAGTTGCAGCAGAATCATCTACAGTTATTTCAGTCGTTGTCGCAGCACTTATTCTTCCTCCTCTCCTTACACCAGAACGTACAGGATCAGCTATCTCTATAACAGCACCAGGTCTTACAACAACTCCAGAATCTATTGAAGTTCCAAAAGTAACAATTTCACTTTCATTTTGTTCAGCAAATAAAATAGCTTTTGCTAATCTTCTAGCCTGACCTCTGGATGTACACGCAAATCCTTTTACCTGTTTAATAATTACTCCTAGCTTGGCTATCGAAGCGGTATCTTCATAAACTTCATAATCTATTTCTCTACTATCCATATTGAAGTAAGAAACAGAAATTACAGTATTTCTTGTCTTTAATCCACTTCCTGAGTAACTAAATCCTTCAGAAGTTACATTAGATAAATTAAATAAATAGCTTGCATCTTTTGGACTATCTTGTGCAAGTTGAATACTACCAGCAGACCATATTGGCATACATCTCATAACACCTGCAAGTTCATTTATGAGATCAAATGCTTCACTTGATGATTGAATATTTACATTACAACTAAATCTAGCTTCCTGTCCTCCTAATCCATCTGATACCAATGTATTTGCAAATTTACTAGCAGTAACAAAAGAAAATAGATCAAGAGAACTTTCTGTTATGTGATTTCCAAATCCATAGCGTGTGTCTAAAAGTAAGTCTAATAACACCATCGCAGGGCATGAACACCATTGAGCAGCACCCATAACTCCATTAAAAATATATCCATCTGGATAAATTATTCGACCAGTATCAGCATCAACAGTTGGAGTTCCAGAACTATTTGCACCAGCACCAGGAATCCTTACTTTTATTCCTCGAATACGATACTTTCTTGTTGGTATTGATTGAAACTGCATAGAATCCAATCTGACAGAAGCATAAGCACTGTTCGGGTAAGTGGAAGCATCATCAATAATTTCACCAAAACTTGTCCATGCAAAGGCATCAATAAGACTTGAAGTTGTACTATCTGCTGTTACTCTTGTAACTCTTATATCAACAGGAAAAGCACCTGTAAGATTTATTCTGTAATCTCTTTGGTACGCATCAGCACTTCGACCTGTAATAGTGTCATCAATAACATCAGTAAAACCACCAGAATTATATTGAACTGCTATCTTTAATCGAACAGAAGAACCTAATAAATCTCCTTTATCTGTAGCTCTTTGTAATTGAGGTAATGTAATAGTTACATTAACGGCATCAACATTTGAATTTGTGATCTGCCTTGTAACTGGAGAAGATTGAGTAACAGTTACACCTACTCCCGTTACAGAAGAACTACTTTCAATACCTTCAACTTTTGTTTGACCTGACGTTCCAAAACGAGGATTAAATGTCACATCTTGAAAGTTAAAATCAGTTGTAGTTGGATTAGTAGAATCAGCAGATGATTTTAAAACAGGAGTATCGTTAAGGAATACATCTTTTAATGCAGCATTATTATATGCAGCAGTTCCTTGTGTTCTACCTTCTTTTGAAGCAGTAGCAAAACCTTCTATCTCTCCTTCAGAAATAAGATCAAGAAAGGTAGCAAACTGCCTACTGTGTAAAGTATCAGGTGCTCTGGTTGGTTGAGGTGGGGTAGGAGGAGAAGGTGCTCCAGATCCTCTGATAATTTTAGGTTTGGTCATGCTTGTACCTGCTGAGTATCGACTGCTCCACTTATAACAACTGATCCTGTTACTATTTCTCCATAGACTATTGGAACAGGAGTACCTGCTCTTGATGTATTTTGCGTACCAGAAAAACTAAATGATAATTGTGGATCTTGTTCTGATTTAAATTCTTTTGGTTTTGGCAAAGGAAACAGCATTTCAGAAACACCATTTAAAACTAAAAATGCTCCAGTATAAACAAATGCTTGTGCTAAATAAGCTCCACCTAATCTTGAGGCTTCAAATACTAATCCCGATTTTGTAAGACTCGCACCACCTGTAGCAAAAGCTATACCAATTAATGCAGCACCTAATAAAACTTTCCTCATTCCACCACCAGCACCACTAATAACAGGAACAATATGTATATCTTCTTGGCCTATAGGATGATATATTTCTTCTTCATCGACAGCATAATTACCAACTTTTACCTGATAATATTGAGGATTCATATATTTTTCTACTTGAGGAAAATTATTAACAAGAAAACTAACTACTTTGGCAAGACTATCTACTTGTATTTCAAATTCTTTATGACCTACAAACTCTGCAAGTTCGCCATATAGCTTCAGTTTACGCAACATAACGATACCTCCCTCCTGTGCATTTTAATAACCATTGAGAATAAGGCTCTCTACAAGATAGTCTATCGGTTAAATGATGTAAAACATCTCCATCTAAAAAAATAGCTACATGATTTAAACCAGGAGATCCAATAGACATAAATAACAAATCTCCATTCATTGTTTTTTCTTCTGGCCTTAGTTCTCTAAAACCAGTTCTCCAAGCACAAGTTTCAAATAAAGGATTAAGAATAAACTCTTCTGGTGTTGTAGGTCTATCCCAATCTCTAAGTTCAATATTCTTATCTTCTTTATACCAATCTCTTACTAAACTCCAACAATCAGTTACGCCCCAAACCCAAGGTCTACCTAGTAAAGGTGGTTTATATCCACAAGGTTCGCAATACCCCCATTGTTCTGTTTTTGGGTTAACAATATGCCACGGAAGATTACTTTGTTCGCAGCTAATTTTATCTGCCTGACTAGGAGTTGGAGGTGTTACAGGGTGGCTATGAACAACGGCTGTTATTTCTCCAGTATTATCGGCTTTTACATAATCTTCTGGGTCGATAATAAAACATTGATGATCTGTCATTGAAAGATTACGACAAGGATAATATCTTTCTTTTCCTCGAATATTTAACAATAAACCACAAGACTCTTTAGGGTCTTGGTCTTTCGCATGAGTAAGTGCTTCTTCTTTCCAATTCATGCTATAAACGTACCAATCGAAGGAAACTCTGTTCTAGTACATTGTCTTTTGGGAGCACGAACACCAGCAAGATCAAAAACAGCAGCTAATTCAAAGGAAACAACTTCTCTATTTTCTGCTGATTTTCTATCAATCTTGTAAATCTCTTGAGGAAATTCTGCTGTAGGGTCTGGTGTTCCAAGTGGATTAGTATTACCAGCAAAATTAGCTCCATCAAGATAACGTGCCAAAGTTCTAATTCTTGTCACAGTAGCTCCTGTTAAATCATTACCTGTTGTTATCGAGTTTACGTTCAGCAAAATAGCAGTAATAGTTCCAAGTGCGTTGCTGACAGTAAGTGTTGGTCTGGGTAATTGACCTTTTCTAAAAGCAAAACCTTCTGCCTGTATTGGCATTTTTATATAAGTATTACCAGCCCAGATAATATCTCCATTACTTAGTGCATTTGTTCCGTTATGAAATCTATAAGTAGCTGTTGATCCATGTAATGCAGCATCAGTTGTAATACTGAATAATTCAATTATTGCTGAAGGATTGATCTTTTGTAGATCAGTAATAATCGGAGCAGTACTCATGGTTCAAATACTTCTCTAAATGTTGCCTGTATTGTAGCTCTATTGTTATAAGGTATAGATTTATTCCATGCCTCACAAACAAATTTCTGTGCAGTAGCTTCTCCTGGAGCAGTAAAATCAAAACTATCATTATCTTCTGCACGGGCATCAAGGAAGGTTTCTATTTCATCTGCTTCCACTTCAGAAACATTAAAAGTAAAGTTATAAACTTTAGGATTTTGATGTTGTGCTAATCCAAATAATATTCTATGTTCATAACCATCAGCAAAACGAATTGTTCTAGTATTTGGTGCGGATCTTTTTTGTTGTCCGTATGTAGGTTTTATTGAAGGAAACGTAGCCATTATGCAAGCATACCTCCTGGTCGTTTTTGTTTAATTAATTCTGATTGTATAGCAACTGAAATCATACGACCAAGTTCTCTACTTTGTTCTTCATCTCCTTCAACAGAAGAACCAGAAGCATCTACATTTACTACTACAGTTGTTGAACCAAGATTGTGATTTGGAATTATAGTACCTGCACTATTAGGAACAAAAAGTTCTGGACCTCTTTCTCCTACTATTGAAGGCTTACCAACGGGAGGTCTACCACCATTAGCAAAATTCTTCATCGTAACTTCGCCTGGTGTTGCTGCAGTGAAACCCTTACCTGCAAAAACATCAGTTTCACCACCACTACCTCCTCCAAAGAATCTCAATCCAATTCCTAATATTTTCATTCTTATTTGTTGTGCAATCATCTGTGCTGCCATATCTAAAAACGCATCTGCTGTACGCATAAATAAATTTCTTAATGCTTCTTGTGCTGTCATTGAACCTTTCACAATACCTTTGAATGATTCTCCAAAAGCATTTCCAATAGTTTCGGCTGCTGTTACAACCATAAAAGAAGTTGACATCAGTTTTCTAAGCTCTGCTGATGTTTTATCCATAGCGGTAGGAATAGAATAGCTCATGGATTCCATTTCTCTATTAAGCTCTTTCATTAATTCCTGAATGGTTGGCAATCCTTCTTCTAATTCCTCAAATTTTTCTAAAACTTTTGCAACACGTTGTTCCATTCTTTGAGCAGCATTTAAAAATAAACCTGGATCAACTTCTCCTAAATCAACCTGTCCAAAAGTAGCTATTAAATTAGTAATACGAAAAAATTCACTAACAATAAATCTTGCTTTATCTACATTTTTTATTTGTCTAGCAGTTGCTAATTCTGCTTCAAGATTTGCTTCTAATAGTGCTTTAGATACCGAAAGTTGCAAATTTTTAAATCCTGTTATTTTTGCTTCTCTTAATAATTGAATTTGTTGTTGAATACTCAATTTATTACTTGTATCTAAAATAGCTGCCATAGCAGTTCTAGTATCTTGTACAGCAGCTAAATTTTTAAAAGTATTAGGATTATCCCCAAAAATAAAAGCAGCAGCTTGTCCTGTGTCTCCAAATCTTGCAAATGCACCAGCCATTTGAGTAGCTTCTTCTTTAGTTATATTTAAAGCTGTTGCAAGTTCTCTAATATTATCTCTAGTAAATCCTGCAGAACTACCAGCATTTCTTAATACAAAATCAAGTTGAGCTACTGACTCATTCATTTTGTCTTGTTGTGTTGTAAATTGCCCTACCGCAGTTCCAAGGATTGATAATGCAAATCCAAATTGTCCTCCTAGCATCCCTCCTGCTAAACCACCGATTGCACCGCCTGTTGCTGCTGCACCTGTTTGCCCAAATAGTAAAGGAAACGCACCACCGATAATTGCACTACTAGCAATATTGCCCATATTGCCTCTCTGATATTTAGCGTTCTGTTGTTTAGCTTTTGAGTTCTGGTTAGTTGCTTTTGTGTTTGCTTGCTGAAGTTTAGTATTTTTAAGATATTGACTATTATTTAAATCTAAATTTTTAGTTTGTGTTTTTAAAGCATTAGTAGCAGCTTTATGTCTTGGTGTTCCTCTTTCTACTTGATTAACATATTTCTGTAAAGATTCTGCTGTTGCGTTTTGTATATCATTAGTTTTGCCAAAGGCTTCTCCTGTTTTATTAATATCTTTTACAAGATTATCCATATCTTGTCTGTATTTTTTTATTTGATTACGAGATTTTTTTCCTCCTTTTCCTCCAACATTTCTAGGATTTTCTATGTCAATACCACGAATACTATCTACACTTTTTGCTAATTCCTCTGCTTTCTTTTTTGCTCTATCAAGACCAGATTCTCCTACAATATTAAATTTTATATTTACACCGTAATCGGCCACAGCAAAAACAAAACTTTATCTTAGTGTACCGCTTTTAGCGTTTTCTTGCCCGTGATTTATTTTTTGCTTCTTGAATTGTTTTTTCTTCTAATTCTCTTTTTAATTCATAATATCCAGACCAACCTATTAATTCTTCTTGAGTCATCTGTTTACATAACTCTCGAACAGTAAGTCCTAACTCTGAAGCTAAAAAATATACAAAATGCCAGTGATTATTAGCTTTTTAAATCTGCTTTCGCTTCCTCCATTTTATATTCAGATCCAGAATTTAACATAGCTAATTGGATTTCCTGAAGAATAGAAGCATTTACTTCTCTTCTTAATGAGGCTTTATGACCATCTTGGAATAATCTTTTACCATCTTTATCAAGAGCTTTTGTAATCATAAGTGTCAAAGCAAAATCATCAGCAGATGAATTGTCTCCAGATAAAGCAACAATGGATTCTCTTTCGGCAAGTGTTAATGGATTCCAGTAAATCTCTAAAATTGTTTCCTCCCCATCTTTCAATTCGTACAAATATTTTTGGTTTACACCAAATTTGTTCTTAAGCAGTTCAATCGCTTCCATAAATTTATTAGATTGCTATTCTATTATACTAGGCATTTGCTGAAAATTGACAAGATATTATTCCAATAAAATGACTTCTATCCTCTATTTCCAATGGAGTTGGACCGTTTATGTCTAATACTCTAGGTTTACAACTAAAAGTATCTGAATAATTAGAAGCATTTACTGAAGTTAACCCATCAATTACAGCTTCTCCTATCGCAGATAAAACAGAAGTACCCTTACTTTTTGGAACGTAAATATTACATTGAATAACACCAGCATAGTAATCCGAAGCTGCTCCTTGATTCTGCAAAGTTGATTGCGTAAAGTTTACACTCATCAAAATATATTTTTTACTTTTCCCAGGAGTTACAAAATGAACATTATCATATACCATCTCAACAGTATTATCTGCTGCTGCAACTGCATCTGTAACTGCTTTTTCAAATGCTGCTCTTGCGTTCACTAAAGTCATGCTTCAAATCCTGTTTGTGTAGTACCTGAGTATTTCTCTGATACTCCTCCTCCTATAAATAGCTTACCTTTATCTGACATATTTTCTTTTATTAAACGACCTAATTGACCTTGAACAAATCTTTGAATCTCTCCACTCTCTAAAACATATTGAGAATATTCTGCTTTATTTCCAATAAAAACTGATTTTCTGTAATTAAATATTCTTTTACCTTGTCCAACTGGAAATCTTGGTCTAACTTCAGGCTTTTTAGGTTTAGTCTGTGGCGTAAAATCTTTTCGTTTTCTTTTTTCAAAAAAATTCAAACTACGCTCTCTTTTTATTGATGCCCAAGGTTCATAATTTTCTACCTTGTGTGTAGCATGAACAGCAGAGTTTGATGCTTTCCAGCTAGACGCAAAAAATCCTGTCCATACTGGCATAGTAATTGGTCTTTTTTTATGTTGATTAGATAACTGAAAATGAACATCTTTTATAAGACTATTAAAATCTTCGCTAATTTTTGTATCTAAATCTTTAGGTAAATCTTTTAAACGTCTTATTGCCATTAGAACCGCACCAAAATACTAAATAGATAAACTTGTCCGCCCTTTTTAGTTTCAACATTAACTATTTGTGCAATTCTATTAGAACCAGCAAAATTTAGTGTAATTTCATCATCTAAATCAACTTGATTATCTCCTATCTGGTCTGGAGTTATATATAATTTTGCCTCTCTCATTTCTTGACCCGTTTCTTCTTCTGATCTAATAAAAGATATTGGTACGTCTATATTGTAAGTAGTATCAGTTGTAGTCAAAGCTCCTGTAGAAGTGTTGTAAGAAGGAGATGCTTTTTTTGTATAAGTAATACTATGATCTAATGATGCACCTAATTGAGATACAACACTTTTGGCTACGTTTTTAAATAAATTATCAAGTTGTCCTGCCATTATCCTCTAACTACCCTCATCTGAAAACTACCTGCTCCACCTAGCATATACGCTCCAAGATAACTTTGTAACCAGGGGTAAACATCAAGAATATTATTTATTGATCCTGTTCCCTGACTATCAGTATTATATTTAACTTGCAAATCTCCTAATTGCACCTCAGAAAAATTACCGTCTTTACCAGTAGTACCAGTAATAGCATCAGTATCATTTGCCAAAGCTCTAGCTAATTCAAATTGTGCATATTTAATATTTTGTGGGATTAAATCACAGGAAAGTTCTACACCATCTACCTGATAATTATTTCTTGGAAATTTAAGTGCCTGTCCATCATCACATCTGTCTCCATAATAAACAAAACTATCAATCCACCTTGTAGCTGATATTAATGCACGATTCTTTTTATCATCTTGTTTATTATCCCATTGAGTAGAATCTGGAACAGTTTCAAAATATGCGTCTGCTTCAGCTAATGTGACATAGCTATTAGCATTTGCTCCTTTTACTGTTGCGTCTATAGTAGCTGCCACGATTAGTAAAGTAATTTAGTTTTATTGTAGCGTAAAGAAAAAACCCCACCAATAATTGATGAGGTTTTGGATGACCACTTTCTAATATTATTAAGAAATATTAGATGTATCAAGTGGTGAGTTAACAATGATTTCAACCATAGGAATTAGGTCTGCATCATATGTAATTGCCCAGTTGTTTGAGTTACCTAACTGTGCGTTAGTTGGGTTGTCAGTAGCAGATGTCCACTTAGTTCCCATAACGTGATAAGCACTGTGGTAGTCAACAGACATAACATCTTGCTTAGATAAGATGTTTCTATCTGATTCAATGCTTAGAGGAGATTGCTCACCTTCAAGAATTGTTCCTGACTTAATTAAGAAGCAACGGAACTCAGTCTGATGACCAGAAGAACCAGGAGCAACTGTATTAACTTGAGAGTCAATAACAACATTCATACCAGCAAATTGACCGATACTTCTGTCAGTTACACCAACTCCACCGCCACCCCAAGTTACTGCACCACCAGTAGATAGAGCAGATGTTGAGAATGTAAGTAAACCTACTTGATATAAGTAGTAAGCAACAGATGGATGAACAACTAGAGTATCTAGCTCTTCGCCTCTCTCTCCAAGAAGTGATCTACCTCTTGCAACTGTAGAAGCTGTTAAAAAGTTTGCTTCAACAGCACTTGTACCAGCTTTAGCTACGTCAAGTGAGTTTGCACCTAAAGGACCAGTACCAGAAGCAAATAAACCATCTAATAGACTGAATAGTCTTGCAGAGTTTAGCTTGTTGATAGCATCTGCAATTTGGTTTCTGATGTGACCCATTGGATCTTCACCAGCAGCCAATACAGCTACATCATCAACAGCATACGCAAAACCTCTGTGACAGATAGTTGCGATCTGTGTTCCTGTACCAATCTTCTGTGGTGTCAAATAACCAGAATTACTTGTACCCCATGTTGCTGTACCATCTAAGATTTCCTCAGTTGGAGCGATTGGGTTAAATTCTGGAACTTGGATTCTTGTTCCACCTTCTGATGCGTCAAGAAGTGAATTTCTTACAACAGCACCAGATTTAATAAATGCACTACGTTCCTTGATAGCTTCGGAAACATATGTGCTGAGATTATTTCTCTTAACGATATCCGCTAATAGGACACCGCCAGAGTAATTCTGAAACGGAGCAGCCATTCAGATTTACCTTTTTAAGTTTTGCGATACCCTAGTCACGGACAAGGGGATTAGTCTCACAGAAACTAACTATTTTTGAGCCTCTTGCTTGAGCACTGCTGCAAGCTGTGGGTCTTGTTCTGATATTAGCATTTGTTGAGTCAGGTTGCCCGTTTTCCAAGGGTTTACTTGACCTCCGCCAGTGTTTCCGACAGGACTTGGTTTTGCTCCCATTCCAGCAGCAGAACTAGGTTTGAAATGATGTTCCCAACCACTACCAGGGTTTTTGAGACTACTGAGATAGGTGTTTAAATCTTGCTCAACTCCACCATTTAGAACAACAACTTTACCTTCAGCATTTTTTTGTAAATTATTTTGCAATAATGCCAAAGTTTGTTCTGCATTTATAGCACCAAGATTACTAATAGCAGCTAATGCTTTTGTTCTTGTAGATTCTACTTCTTTAGAAGTTTTCATATCTTCTAATTGTTGTGACAAAGTTGAAATCTGTTGATCTTTTTCTTGTGCCGTTTTATTGGCCTCTTCCCAAAGAGTTTTCCATTGTCCTTGATCTTCTAATTCTTGTTTTCTCTGTTCTTCTTTTTTCTTGTAAACTTCATCAAGTTTATTTTTTGCACCTTTAAATTTTTCCTCACCTTCAGCAATTTGTTTTTTTAAAGCTGAAATTTGTTCTTCATACTGTGTCTTAACAGCAGTAAGATCAGGTGCTTGTGGTTGAGTTGGTTGTGAAGCAGTTTCAGCCACGGGCTGTTCAGCAGGAGTCACGGAATCAGGCTGAATGACTTTTTCTTCGATTGCCATTAATTATTCAGATAGTGGGTTAGTAGTTTTCTTTTTTGAAACCTTTTTCTTAGTTTCTTTTGGTTCGGGAGCAGGACAAGCTTCAGCGACTTTTTGTGCTTCAGTTTTAGGCTCTACTACTTCCCATTTATAAGTTCCGTCAGATTGCAGAACTTTATCAATAGATCCAGCCATGAAAATATATGTACTTGTTTATCATTGTATCAAACTATTCAGATTTGGCCTCATTCGCTGTTGGTAACACTTCTCCCTGTACCAAAATATCCCTAAATTCATCTCTATCAATAACTTGTTGATCGAATAATGATGTTAATGCTGTAATATCTTGTCCAATCAATCTTTCAATATCAAAATCTCTACTAATCTTTACTTCTGGTGGTTCAATACCTACATATTCAGCAGATAAATTAAATGCTTTTTGAAGTTTTTGCTCTAATTCCATAGAAACCATAGCAAGCATAGAATTAGTATCTACACGATCTAATCTTCTTGCATCAGCAGATTCAGCTACAAACTTCTGCTGACTTAAAGTACTAATACCAAGAGTAGCCATCTGCATTTGTAATTCTTTGATCTCAGCAGATTGAGCATCAAAAGCACTAGAAGCTGGCTCTACATAATAAACTTTATTTCCTGGCTGAGTTGCCATTGCATAATTTACAGAGATAGCTAAATCTTTTGTCTGATCGTCATATCCTTCCATTACAAGCATTGGTTGAGATGCAACGTGCAAACTATGTATTAAATCTGCCTGTCTTTGGAAATGTGCAAGATTTAGATATGCAATATCAAGTAAAGGTGGTTTGCTTACTAAATTATCTGTTTTACCCGAATAAATTGTTACTAAAGGTATTTCACCAAGAGAAAAACTACCAGATTCAACTTGTCGATAGTCTTTATCTGCTGAACCTACTTCAAAATTACCAGTAACACTATTATCAGAAACATCATACATTTCTTCGATTTGTTCTTTTTTACGAAAAACTCTATATCTCCCTGGTTCGATTACTCTTATTTGGTCGTAAACCTTTTCACCAAACTGACCATCAGGCAATACAGCTTTCTCAGCCAGTCTCACCTGTATCAAGTTTCCATAATTTGATTCTCTATCAAGCCTCCAGCCATATAAATTTGTTGGGTCTACTTCGATCCAGTAAGGTCTACGATTTTGCTGACGTTCTTCAGCTAGACTTACTGCTCCTGATGGTGCTGGATAATCTACAAGAATATGACTTTGACCATAAGTAAGAGAACACATCAATACTCTTCTTGCATATTCATCTAAATCGGACTTACAACCATCAACATCCATTTTGAACATTTCTGTCCAATAAGGATCTCCAGTAAGTGTTATTGGTTTTCTTAAAACTAAACCTGTAGCTGCTCTTATTAATCTCTGTGTAAAAGGACTAAATACTGCTCTATTTACTCTTGCAAGATACGCTTCGTAATCTTCTCTTGGCTCTAATGGTAAAAATGCCTCACTATTAGTTCTTAAATAATCAGTGCCTTCGCTAACTGCTTTCATTATCTCCCATCCTTTCATCATATCTAAAACTGCTCTAGTTCTAGTAAAAGGACTATCAATACCACCTACAGAAGTAGATGAAACAATATTGGTTCTAATTGGACCAGGAACAGCATAAGTCATTTAGCGACACCTCCATTTCTTTAAAGCTAACGCTTTTCTTGTAGGTCTGCCTTTACTATCTTTCATTGGCCCTGGCATACCAGACATCCTTGCACAAAAAGATGCTCGTCTTTTAGCTGCTTTACTTCCAGGTTTTACTTTTCCTGTAACTGGTGCTTTTAAATTACTACCAGTGGCACGATTGTATTTCGCACGACCTTTTGCAGTAAGTCCTCCTGTTTTAGACTTTTCCCCTCTGCCTACACTTAAATTTACCTGTTTACGTTTTTTCCTCATTTGCCCACCTTTGCCTGTGCCTTTTTATGAGCTTGGGTAAAAGTATCTCCTGCTCTCATTCGCCTTTTCATAAACTCCATATGCTTATCACTATGGTGTTCAGAGTGTTTCTCTAATAAGTTTTTTTGGCGAGTGGTAAGTTTCACTTCTTTTTCTTTTTTTTCTTAGAACGTAGTTTTTTAAGATCAGCAGCCGTAATCTTATCCCGTGGTGGAGCAACAGCAGCAAGTTTGCGTTGTTTGCCCGAATAAGATGATTTAGGCATTAGATAGCAGAAGTAATAGCACCAGTTGTTACAAAGCTAACTGATACTGTAGAAATATCACCAACTGTAGAACTAAATGAAGTTCCTGTAATAATTCCATTAAAACTTAGTTTTTTAGTACCTGATGTATCTAAAAACAAATTAAATGAAGCATCACCAGCATCTTCTGTTGTTAATACATCTGTAATTATTTCAGCAGTATCATCACCAGATGTTGCAGTGTAAAGAAGATCAACAGTACCAGAACCAGAAATTAAAGATCCTACATACTTTCTTGATGTATCTCCATGAGCAGTACACTCAAGAGTATCTTTTGTTGTATCTAATGTCCAAGCTGTTGTAGAAGCTACTGCTCCAACTGATCCAGTTCCGTTATCAAATGATACAGAGCCTTCTTCACCACGAAAAAATGCCATGATTCTAAGAAAATTTTACTTATAACAATATATTACCTTGAAACTGCAACTTTCACAGTTATTTTTTCTTCTTTTTTCGTCTATGTTGATAACTTATCTTCTTACTGCCTGTTTTTTCACGTTTAAATCTAGCTTTTTCGGCTGCTGACATCTCTCCAGCAGTCTTAGGTGTCTTACTTGATACACGTTTACTTGGTCTACAGGCAGGATAGCCTCGTTTTTCACCTTTGGAACGACCACAAGGCTTACCTGTTTTAACATCTACCCACTTTTCTTTAAACCAACGGGTTAGACCGCCACTACTTCTTGCCACTTTTTCTCTCCACTCGATAAGTACCGCCACGTTTCTTATACTCTCGTACAAGCCACGCATTAGCATAAGCACTAGGATATACTTTGAACTTACGCTTGGCTTCGGCTTTTACTCTAGCGTAAAGAGTTTTATTTACAGGAACATTCGCCACGTTTTTTACCTCCCTTCTTCTTTTTCTTCTTCTTCTTTGTAGTGGAATAATACATGAGGAAACAAGGAAACTCTTAATATATTCTAAACGAAGTTTGGCCTAATGTCTCTGGTTTGGCAAGGTTAAATTGTTGCAAACAAAGATAACCGAAAGCGTCAAAAGCATGATCAACCCCCAGGTTTTTGTTTGGCATACCTGTATTTGGAGCGTAAGTGAGAGTTCTGAGAGATTTTATTAACTCTTTACATCTTGGGTGAATAAAAGTTCTTCGATCTCCATTTGCATCAAGCAAAGCAGTATTAACAGAAGTTATCTTATCTCTGATCTTCCAGGGTGATTTAGGACTCATAACAGTAAAACCATTCCTTCTTAAGATCGTATGGTCAGTAACACCCACTCCACTGGTTTTTCTTGCACTACCCGTAGGGTCAGGACACGCAATTACTCTTCGATCTACCCCATATCTTCTTGTAACCTCTTCTGCAAAATCCCAAGTTGTTGCTCCGCCCGTCAACATGATCTCATCAAACACATAAAGACAATCATTATGCTTTACAGCACAAATTCCTGCCATCGGATCTACGTTAAAATCTAATCCGATTAACAAAGGCATCATATGTAAATCCTGCACTTCCTTAGAAATATTCTCATCATCAAAACTAATCGCTACTAAACCAGTAAGATTCTCAAAACTAGCTTCAAATTCCTGTCTAAATGTTCTCGAATCTAATTGACCTCTAGCTGCTTCGACTTCTTCTGGAGCGACATTACCCCCTTCAATCGTAGTAAAACTCCACCTTTGCCAATCATCTCGATCAGTTTCTCCGCAAAAACACCACATATCATAAAACCAACTCGCAGTTCCATCAGGTGTAGAAATAAACAACGCCCACCCCTGCTTATCTGCTAAAGCTGGTCTGATAACTTCCGCCCATACATCTTGATCCATAAACGCTGCTTCATCTAATACCACCCCCGAAAGACTTCTTCCCCTCAAAGCCATCGCATTTTCTGTTCCTTTTAACTCGATTGTCGATCCATTAATCAATTCGATCCTTAAATCTGTCTCATTTTTGCTTTTTATCCAGATTTTTGGGACTAATCTCTTTAATTCTTTCCATGCAATGTCTTTTGCCATGCGATATGTCGGTGCACAGTAAAAATATGTCTCCCCTGGTCGATTTATCGCTCCACGAATTAATTCAATACAAGATAAATATGATTTTCCGAATCTTCGACCAGCTACGAGGACACGAAATCGTTTTTCACAGTTAAAAACTTGGCCCTGGGCATATCTTAAACTGATTTCTGGTGCGGTTTTTACAGGCATACACTAAAAAATAACAAATTTTTCAACTATTACCCCCTTTTTATAGCCTAATTTACATTTTCTAGGTTATCATTCAAATAATACCTTATCTGATTGAGTCCGTGGCTGAATCTTTTATGTCTGGTTTCGTTCCAGAAGATCATAAACAACAACAAGAAAAAAGAAAAAGACGTTCTAAGTTTGCTTGCAATACAAAAGAGCATATCCAAGCTAGAAGTCAAAGATTATACTCTCGTCAACTTGAGGGTAAAACTACAAGACAGCTAGTTTTAGAACACGCAAAGATTGAAGGCATCGCAGAAACTTCCGCTTGGAGCGATTGGAGTCGAGTGAAACAATGGAATAACGAAGATTGGGAAAAAGATAGAGAAAATATGCTTCCAAGACTTCAGGCAATGAGAGTTAGATTATTCAACAAGGCAGTTTCAAAAGGTCAATTACAGACAGCAGCCCAAATATTAGATTCATTAGGTAAGGTTATCGGAGAGTCAGTAGAGACAGTCAATATTCAAGCACCTGAACTATCTATTAAAGTAGAAACAAAGTAGTACATCTTTATTAGTAACGAAGATTACGGATATATATTTAAGTTCCTCGGCATACCATATGTAAAAATTTTTTTTGCAACCCTCCCCCCTGTACGCTCTAAGCGGCCTAGGAGACGCAGGAAGACCCTTCTGCTGGCGTAATGATGCTATAGTACCTTCAAAATTTTGGCCTGCCTGAAGCGATTCTCGGAGGAATAATAATTACAACAAAATGTAAATAAAATGCTTGCACTTTTGCAGCATATAGACTACATTACTAATGTACCTTGAAAAATAAATAATTTATTTTGACCCTATCGGGACGCCACTTGCGACTTGTTCGCTCTCATCTTTTGTGATCTCTGAAACTCCCCAATAAGTTTCTTGGCTAGATGGGAAATGATGCCACGGATCAATCTAAAAATTATTTCATAAAAAGATTTTTTCTTTTCTCTCTAGGCTGACCTACTCGCAGCCCTGAAGCTCCTGAACCTCTCTTAGTTACTTTCTAGCTCTGAGATTTTCAAACAGCCTTAGAGCCTGAGCAATAGGTCAGCCTACGGAGAAAAGGTAATACTTTTCTTTTACTGTTCACTTATCCAAAAGTTAATTTTTAAATTATGACTTATGCGTATCAGGTAACTCAATTCAACGGGATTGATTATTCTACTAAGTCTCCTAAATGGAACCTAGTAGCAGAGCGTAGAACACAACAACAAGCTTTGGCTGTGTGTCAAACACTCAATCAAAGGCAACCCTATTTTCATAGAGTTGAAGTTGTAAAGGCTGTTGAGCTTCCAAAGTTCAGCGTGCTTAAAGTTGCAAAAAATGATTCAGGAGCAATAACAATTCCTGCTTCATTCAAAGTAATTAAAAAAAGAAATTGGATTCTTTCAATTCTTGGGAGGTTCTTCTAATGTCTGAAACAGAATTTGAAATTTATTTTGCTGGCATAGATTGGGGGGCAACCTTCGATCTATTCCCAAAATTAGAAATCACTTACGATCCAGAATTTCAGGAGCTAACTAAAAATGAAGATTAAAAAACTCGGAGCGTCTAAAACGCTCCTTCAATTTCCAGAACATGAAATTTTTATTTCTTATGAAACACCAGTTGCAGCCCGTTTGAAAAATGGGGACTGCATCAGGACTTCTAAAAACTGGTCAAGAACGACCCAGAAACACATTACACAATATCTTGGAGGCTTAAAAGCCAAAAAGGTTGAACAAAGTGTTTTAGATAATTTATTAGGAGCTTAAAATGTTTTTCAAAAATGTTGATTTTGCAGATTATCCGTTAACAAATCAAGGCACGTTCCAAGCGTGCCTAGATGAACTAAAAGGCTCATCATATGAAATGATAACTGATGATGAATTAAGAGTTTTAGCAGAATACAAAGCCGAAAAGTTTAAAAACTATATGAGGCCTTTATTTGATGAGACTCAAATTACCAACGAAATTACTATAAAAATTGGGGAATAATTTCCCCTTTTTTTTTCTGTAAAAATTTTTCATTTATCCTAAAAAAATTATGACTGTTATGAATGGCCGAATGAATGGCAAAAAATCTTATGTAAAACCTGAAGAGCTTATTGTGAATGAGTTAATTAAGGCTTTAGAGGATGGCGTTCCAGTATGGCGAAAAGAATGGACTGTTAAAGGTGGCTTCAGAAATTTATTAACAGGGAAAACATATCAGGGTTCAAATCCTGCTTTACTCTGTATATCTTCTGCGGTCAGGGGCTGGCATCTTCCGTTATTTATCGGAGGAGGTCAGGCCAAGTCGATTGGCTGCCTACCTAAGAAAGGCTCTAAATCTGCTCGAATTATGCAGCCCTTACAAAGGTCTTTTGAACTCAAAGAAAAAGACGAAAATGGGGAAGCTAAGTATGGCTCTTACATGAGTTATAAATGCGTTCCAGTATTTAATGTCGCTGATGTTCGAGGAATGGATGAGCAGTCAGAGAAAAAGCTTCAGGAGCTAATTGATAAGGCTGTCTTAACTTCTGCTCCTAGACCTTTGGATGAACGGGTTAAACAAGCTCATGATCGTTTATTCCAATGGGAGCATCAAGTTAAAGGAGTCGTTAAGGGTGGCGATAGAGCATACTATCGACCAACAACTGATGAAATCGTTATTCCAAAAAGATACAACTTTAAGAATGACGAATCTTATCTAGCTACTTTCGCTCATGAGTGTATTCACTCAACTATGAAAAGGCTTGATCGTAAGGACTTAACTTATGCTCAAGAAGAATTAGTTGCTGAACTTGGAGCTTATCTAATTTGTAGCAGGTTAGAAATTTCTAATCTTGATACAAAAAATCATGCTGCATATTTAGAAGCGTGGTGTCCAATGCTGAAAAGCGATCCAAAAATCCTTTTCAAATCACTAGCTAATGCTAGTAAAGCAGCAGATATGGTAATTGGTGAGCAATAGCTCACCTTCTACTTTTTATTCTTTATTTTTCTAAATTTATGATTCAAGAAATTTACAAAGGTTTTCAAATTAATGAGCTTTATGATGAGCAACAAAAACTTTATTACAATATCGCTAAAGAATTTCAAGATGACCCATACTATGAAATATGGGGAACTGATTATTCAAGTATTAATGATGCTAAAAAAGCTATAGATAATGGAGAATTATCAGAATGAAAGAATACAAAGCAACCGATCCTGAAATGATTCAGGCTCAAAAAGACTTGGCTGAAATGTCAAATTTATCTGATCGTGTAATTACTAACGATCAAGATTTATTTGATGAATTAGCAACGATCCAAAGGAAATTATGTCAAATTTCTGAATTAAAGTCACATTTTCTTCAGAGATATGAGGACATACTTGATGAACAACATAACTTGGAGACTCAACTATGCGTCTTTCAACATGAAATGCTTCATAGCTTCGAGCTAGTCTTTAGGTATTACAAAACAAAAAAGAAGGGCTTCAAGTAAGCCCTTTTTCTAATTTTAGTTTGCACCTAGTCAGGATTAATGTTTCGTACAATTTTTTATCTTTACTTAAAGCCTTTGTTATTAAAATATCCCACTCATTTTCTGTTAAAGAGTTGAGTTGGTAAGGATTGAAGCCTAAACTTTCAATTTCTAGTAAAAACGTTTTAATTAAAGACATTTAATTTATTAAGATACGATAACATCCTAGCATAACGCATTGACGATATTGCAAATATGATGGTATTGTTATGAAGTATTCACTTATTCTAAATTTATGGACAGAGACTTTCAAAAGGTTTTACAAGCCTTAACTACTTTTGATAAGAAATTATCAACTTTAGAAGATGTTGTTAGACAATTAGCAGAAGCTAATGTTACCTATGCAACGAGCCAGCAAGCGTTGAACAAAGAGCAATCTGAGCTTAATAAAGATTTAGGTGAAGGTATCAAAATGCTTGGAAATAGTATGTCTGACATTATTCAATTTTTACAAAAAATAGGAGGTAGCAACTAATGGGTTTAGATATGTACTTCGAGGGAACTTTTTCAACAAGAGCTTTTACTGAAAGAAAATTTGATGACAGAAGAAACGCTGAAATTGACCCTGACTTTGAAACTACTCTTGAATCTATTGGCTTTGAAAACGCTCCAATAGAAATAACTAACTGGAATTATTATTCAGTTAACCTTCCGATTGCTTATTGGAGAAAAGTTAATTGTATTCACAACTGGTTTGTTGAAAATGTTCAGGGTGGTAACGATAACTGTGATCGTCATTACGTTAGTGATGAAAAGATAAAAGAGTTAGTTGAAGAAATTGACAATATTTTATCTGAACCCGATCCAAAAACAAAACTGGCAAAGGCAGAAGCTAACTTACCTAATACAACAGGTTGTTTCTTCGGTTCTCAAGAATACGATAAGTATTATTTTGAGGATCTTGAATACACTAAGAAACGTATGCAAGCCTGTTTAGATTGGCAAAACAAAATGGCAGGAACAGGTAAATGTTTCGATAGCTTCTATTATCAATCATCTTGGTAAAAACTATGAACAAAAAAGAAATCATCAAAAAACACATAGAAAAACAAGTCTTACAAGGACATTCAAGATCTAGTGTTTTAAAAAAAATAGTATCTAAATTTGACGTAACTCTAGCTACTGCTTATTTATATACTCATAATTTTAAATTCAAAAAAAAGTATTAATTATGTCGCACCCAGTAAATGATGAAATTCTTGAAAACTTATACGAAGAAGTTAAAGAAGAATTTCCTAATGCGTTAGAACCTTTTGTTATCGCAGAAGTACAAAAACGATTTGAGGATTTATGTCAATGAACGAACCAAAAGAAAAAACATACACAGTCCTTTGGGGAATGTGTACTGCTACTTACTATGTAGTAAAAGCTCAAGATGAAGATGAAGCCTATGATAGATCAGGATATAATTACGATCCTGATGCAGATTGGGCTGTTGATACTTATGAAAATGGATTAGTAAGTGAAAATTGCCACTGGGCTGAAACAACTTGCGAAGACGAGGAGGAGGAATGAACATAACCGAAAGTCGTGACGAAGCCTTTGAAGCCATAGCAGAAATGCTACGTTCCAATGTGAAGAAAACAAAGATAGCTTCTCAACTTGCTGCTGATTATTGCGTAAGTGATAAAACAGTCTACAAATGGATTACCAGAGTGGAGGAAATGTATGACATCGAACCAATCGAATCTATTTTGCAGCAACAAAAATCTGAATTAAAATCTGAAATTTATCAGGATTTAATTCGTGATTATCATAAAGCTAAAACTGATAAAGATGATGAGTTACGTAGAAAAATCGGAGCTATATTAAATAATACTTATCTTAAAAAAATTACTTTCAACTGAGAATTTCGCTAGCGAATTATGATTGACAACCCACTACCAGATCAAGTTATGCAGGAGCTAGACATGATCTCAAAAAATGTTCACTTCGAGGACTCCTGTAAAACTTATGCAAAAGAAATTGCTGAACACTTCAAAGTACATGATGACTTACATGAATACTTTGCAGAGTGGTATCACAATTATATGGAACAGAATCCTGATCTGTTTGATCCTTGTTTCTTTATTTTAGATTCTGATTACATAGTCGATTGGTGGGAAGCTGAATCCTACCTTTTTGACGATTTCGATTCACCTTATATGGAGATTAAAAAATGACTTCTAAATTAGAACAAATTAGAAATGATCTCAATAAATATATTGAAGATCAACTTGCTATCGACCCTGCTAGCAGAGATTGGGAGGTCTTTGCTTTTGAAGATAAACTTTGCGAAGTTATTGATGAACTTGATTATGTTATCAATTACGACCCAACTCCTGATGGAGATTTTCCATATAGTGATGCTGAATATATTATCACTCCTGAAGAGAGAGATAGAAATGCTATGAACAGCAAAAGAGAATCTCATGCCCATAGATACTATTCACACAACTGGTAATGACTAACTTCGTTCCAATGACACGTTACTCTAGGTGTAAAAGATACTCAGGTGCATTAATAAAATGTCCTGAGTGTAACTCAATCAAAACTATCTATCATCTTTCTTGGTCAGCACTTGGCTGTCAAAACTGTAAAGCTATGATAGATAAATACGATTGGTTCATAGAAAAAGGTAAACATTCAAAACTATAAGATTATGCCTAAAGGTAAATACTACGAATATCAAATCAAACGTTCCGCACTAGATCAGGACTATCTTTCTGGTAATATTGATGACTTTCAATATGCCAGAGAGTCTCTTGACCTAGACTTAAAATATGAGCCATATATATTAGCTCAAACCATTAATAGCGAAGTCGCTAAAAAACAACATAAGATTGATGATGCCCAACAACAACTGGATTAACTTTCCTGACAATCCTTATGATGGACAAGTTTTCTATTATCCTCCTACTGAAGATACCTTTACTTATATCGCTCCTTCAAAAAAAACAGGCGAAGGACAATGGCTTATGATTACTCATCAAGATTTTTCTAAACCTTACTAAGCTGCTACTAATTGATCGTTCTTTACCATATCTTGAAACTCTGCTACCTTTTCCTTAAATAACGCACCACAACCTATCAACTCCATAGCAGTTACCCACCGAAGTTGTAATCCGTTCTTTCTTATTATACATATTAATCCTCTTTTCGCTCGCACTCCAGTTTTTTCGTACAATCCCTCGTTATACGCTCCTATTTGTAATAAGTGATCCTGTAAATATTTTTCTGGTTTATCAGTATCTTTTCCGTATGTTTTGAAATCTACTATTGTTAATTCTGAATGGCCGTCAGGGTTTTCTGTATCTATTAAAGCGTCACATTGACCAGCATATCCTGATGAATGGTTTACATTAAATTCACTAAGATGAATGGCTTTTATATCTTCTAAAAAAGGTTGTATATTTCGGGTGTACTCACTACACGCCCATTGTTCTGGGATTTTATTTTTACCATGAATGGCGTTTTGTAATGCCCATGTTGTAATTGCTTGGCTAGGTCGTGCCAAACCATCTTCATAAGTTTTCCAACCATTCCTTTTGTTTGCTGAATTTATTGCCATTATAGACGCAGTTTTTAATATTTTCTCGCAATATGAATGGACTGCTGTACCAATACTACAGGCCATATCTCTCTGTTCTAAATTACCTGGGCGTTTAGCCCATTTCATTAATGCTGCTTTTTGTTCCGCAGGTGCAGTGTGTTTTAATATCGAAGTTACTGAATGATATTCTCTTTCTTCTTCATCTCTATAAACTCGGTGCTTTCCTGAGTCGTCACGCACCAAAGATGAATGACGTAATCCAGCTAATAAGTTTTGCCTATCCGTATCTTGAGGTAAGGCAAGAGTCATTTGTTTATAAGGATTTCTTCTAACTTTATCCGCTTTCCTTCTGAATTGCAAGATTGTCATTATTCATCATAAAAATAATAGGGTCTAAATCTAATTGCAAGTATTACTAAAGCATCTATCCATATATGAGAATATCTAAATTTATGTTCTTCTACTATTTCTCCAGTTACAAATTCCCAAAATATTGCGACTAAATTATCAAAACTTTCTAATTTAGTTCTTGGTAAATATGTTTCTACTCTTTTAAGAGCTTCTTCTGTTGAAGATCGAGGTAATATACTTTCTACATTTGGGTAGAATAATATATGCTTCATTAAATTAATCATAGTGATTCAACTAAATGTAAATTCAATATAGCAGCTAATTTTTCACTCAATTTTCTTACTATGACTGTAATCTGCCGTATTACAATAAAAGTTATGAATTTTTTCTGTACCTAAATATATATTCACCAGAAATTAGGGCTAAATTAAATGTTTCATTTCGTTAAGTACAAAATTTAATCGAAGTAAGCCTTATCACTCCAAAAGACATCATCACAATACGCTGTATGAGTAAAGTTCCATTCGTAAGTTCTGGTATGCCCTTTTTTTAACCTCCAAGTAATTCCTTCTCTTAAAGCTAATTTCTTGTTTTTCTTATTATCCAAAGGTCGATAGCCTTGTTTTCTCCATTCTAAAAGTTGCTTTTCTGTAACTCCAAGACACTCTGCCATGTCAGCAGTTGAAACCCAACTATTTAAAGTTAGTTTACGATATTCACTAAGTTGAGAATCTATATTTTCCTTTAATTTTTCAATATTTTCTATCGGTAAATCTGATCTAGATTTAATTTCTCCAGATTCAAGGCAATTTAAAGCATATTGAATGATTTCTAAATCTGAATAAGCATCAAATTTTAAAACATATTTATTTGGTATTCTTTTAAAAAACTTTTTATAGAAAAAATTACTATATCTTTCAGATATTTTAGCTCTATATTTTTTAGATAATAAAAGGCCGAAATTATTTTCCGTTGGTTTCTCAGGAATGTCAGCACAATTATCCTGAATGTTCATAAATCTTTCTCAGTTATATCGACCCAATGAAACCAATCTATTGTTGATTTTAAAATACAATCTCCAAAATCTTTTTCTTCATATCTGAAAGTCCTTTTTAGGTCAAAGTCGTAATGAACCTGACCTATATATGGAGCTTTTGGAAAATCTATTCCCATTGATGACCTGAAATAAATGCTCATACTGCTTGCCAACCTTTTTTGTTTCTATATGAATGGCTTTTTCTTCTGAACTTAAGCACGTTATGACTTTTGGGTTTTCTTGAGGTTAAGTGCCAACCATTTCCTTTAGGACACTCATAAGCATATGAATGACCTTTTCCTTTCTTGCACATTTCTGCTGCAATGATTTTTGCTTCTTCTTCTGATTTATAACTGACCTTATCGCATTTATAACAATGGCCTAAAACTATAAATCCTTTTTCTTGAATGTAACTTTGAAGGTTTAAAAAACTAAGACGCTGCATTTGTTGTTTGTTTTGGTTGTAAATCTTTCCATAATTCCATTTCAGGAGCTTCAGGCATAATTTGTTTATTAGCTATAGCTTCTCTTTCCCACTTTTCATATTTAGCATTTTCGATTGCCTGTTCTCTTACTGGCTGAAACATATCATCAATAGCTCTTCTAATCATTGAAGAAACTGAAGTACCAGGGCGAGCATATTTTTTTAGTAAATCATGCTGAGATTTAGTAATTTGAATGGTAATTCTCTGTAAAGAATTAGCATCGGATTGATTAGACATTGCAAAATCATAACTGTACCATCATTATTGCATACATATAGCACCCTGACAACTATATCTTTACATAAAAAAACTGCCAGCGATTAAACTGGCAGTAACCTCAGATTTTCCCTTTATTATTATCCCCCGAAAGGATCTTCATAGGATAAAAGTTTCTTTAAATCGAAACCTTTTGACTTAACTTTCTCCCATGCTGCTTCCAACTCTGGTTGATCGTCTTCATCTTGTGGCTCTATTTGAACGTCATAGTTCCAACGACCACCCTCTCTATCTAATGAAAGAGATAAATCCCATGCCATTAGATTTTTATACTTTCTGTTTAAAGATAGTTTTCTAATCTTGCTAAGAATTTGATATTGGTCTGCTTCTAAGATCCGAACCATTTTGTTCTTGTAATCGTAGATAGGCCAAACGTATGTTTCTTTTGCTTCTGCTGGTTCTGTACTTTGGAATTTTGTTCCTCTTGTATAAGAACCACCCATTTCAGTAAGGATCTCTTCTTCGGAAGGCTTTTCGATAAATCTGAAAGACTTACCTTTCTCTCCGTGAACAGACTCTCCGTAGATTTTCCAAAAGATTAGGGGATCTTCTTCCAATAATGCGAAAGAAACGGGTTCTTTTGGGTCTACTTTTGATGGGTTTAAATATGAAGAAACAAGTGGGCGATCCCCCTGCTCTTCTGCTTTTTTGACTTTTTCTTCAAAAGTGGCTGAAAATTTCATAAGAGTGAAATTGTTAAATAGCGTTTGTAATCAATGGGCAAAATATATTTGCACAATCTCATTCTAATAGCTTGACCCTTAATTGTAAATAGCCTAAAATGAAAAAACCTCCGAAGTCTGGCGAATTGCAAACCAGAAAACGGAGGCTTTCACTTATCCTAATAGAATGATACATGACAATTATTAGTTTCGTCAAGACTCTTCCTGAGAACTTAGTTTATGCACCTATCTATAAAAAAGATGCACTGATGAAATCAGGCCGTAAGGCTACTGGTAAAAACCCATTAGAAGAATCATGGGAAAGAGATTTTGATAAGCATGACGTAGAACTTGCTATTGAAAAGAATCCTGATCTACAAGCAGTTGGACTTTATACAGGAATCAGAGGTAAAGGTATCGTAATCCTAGATATTGATAAAGACCATGCAGCATTGAAAAGAAAATGGTCTGAGACACTTGTAGGTGCTCCTAAGATAACTTCTACTAAAAAAGATGCAGCAAAGTATATCTTTAGCGTTCCAGAAGCTCTATGGGGTGAAGTAAAGGGTCATGGGCTTCGTAAAGAAGAAGGTGGTAATTATGAAATACTTTGGGGAAGAAGGCAGGGTGTTATCTTTGGTGCTTACCCAGGTGGACATAGTTCAGAAGAAGGGTTCTATACATTAACTGGTAATCTTTCAAAAATACCTGTAGCTCCTGCTTGGTTATTGGCTGAGATGAAAGCTCCTCCAAAACCTGTACAAAATAAGAAGGATTTAGATTTTAGCGATAGAACAGAAGATGAGATTGCTCAGATTATCCATGATTGCTTATCAGTTATTTCTCATCAGGGTTTAGGTAGCAGAGAGCATTGGGTAAGAGTTGGAATGGCTATACATTCTGCTTTACCTAATGATCTTGGTTTATCTTTATGGTCATTCTGGTCTGCTCAAGATCCTGACTTTGCTGCTGAATGGGAAGATGCAGGAGATTATGACACTCCTTGCACAACTGCTTGGTATTCATTCAAAAGTGGCGGTATCGGATTAGGTACTCTTATCTGGTTAGCTGATAGGGAAGATCCTGAAAGACATAGATTCTCTGCTGAAAATAAAAAGATCGTCAAAGAAGCTGAAGAAAAGAAAGTTCAGGAAGTTAGAACATCAACTCTTGATTTTGGTGATGTAATTAAACGTGCCAAAAATATCCTTGACTTGGATAACCCTGCTGAGATGAACTACAAGTTAAATACTTTGGCATTGAAAGCTGGCTATAGAGATCAATCAGCATTAGAAAAACTTATTGTCGATCAGATTCAATATGAAAGTCAAAAAGGTATTCTTGATATAGCTGATCTTTTTGCATTAGACATTCAGAGGGAATACTTGATACCTGACATTCTTCCTACTCCTTCAGTTGTTCTTATATATGGTGCTGGTGGAGATGGTAAATCCATGAGTGCTTGGACTATGGCAAAACATATTGCTACTGGAGATCCTTTCTTAGTTAGAGGTAGTAAAGTTCCTGTAGATCAAGGAAATGTTTTACTACTGAATGGCGATCAACCATTATCTCAACTAAAAGAACAGTTAGAAGAAGTTAACTTTCCTATTGAAAGCAACGTAAAAATTCAGACTGATTGGCAGTTACAGAGATATGCTCAGTTTATTAAGTTAATGCAAACCTATACACCAAAGTTAGTTGTTATTGACTCTTTGATTGGTTGTAGTGGTGGTAGAGCTTTTGATGAAAACAAATCAGACTTTGCTCAACCTTTATATTGGCTAACTAGAAATAACGGGGTTCTCTTTCCAAGGACTACAATCCTTATAATTCATCACGCTAATAAGAATGGTGGATTTAGAGGAACTTCAGCCATCAGAGATGCTGTTGATGAAACTTGGAAATTATCTAAACCGACCCAAGAACAAATAAACAAGGTTGGTCGTAATAGCAGATTTATTACTATCGAGAAATCTAGGTCTGGAAGAATGGGTACTCAAATGATAATGAAGATGAAAGATGATCTTACCTTTGCTATCGCTGATTACACTCCTGAAGTTTCTGCTGATTCTGGTTCTCCTACAACTGTTCAAGATAAAGTTCTTCAGAAGCTAAGAAAGATTCATCCTGAGACTTATACCATAAATCAAATGATTCACGATCCAATGGTTGATGGTAAAGATGCTGCGATAAGAAAATCGTTCCAAAGATTAATTAAAAAAGGTCTTATTGAACTTATAGAAGATGATAATTCTAATAAGTCTTATAGAGCAGTCCTCGCACGGGGAGAGGGTGCATATCTTGTCCCATTAGAAGAATCTTAGTCGTACCAATAGATTTCAGTGGGACAACTACGTGAGACAAGATAGATTGTCCCATTATAATTGGAACGTGAGACAACTTTACTTGTCCCATACCCTTGTCCCATACCAAATCAATGTCGTGGAGCGTGATTATAGAGAATGGGACAATTTCAGCCACTCTCCCCAGAGAAAACACTAAATAACACTATTAGAATCTGAATCTATGACAACTCAACAGAGAATCGAAGCTGCAAAACAACGAATTGCTGAATTGGAACGATTAATTAAAGCTTGGCAAACAAAAAGTTAATACAATGAGAATGTGATAATATAATTCTAAAAAGATATTTATGGCTCAGTCTGGTAAAAATCCTAGAGGAAACAAGAAATATTATCACGTTCTTATAGATATAAACAGAGGTGAACTGTTTGATGAATATATTCGTACGAAATTAAAAATTAAACCTACTTCTTGGATAAGAGATGCAGTTTATAAATTCTTACAAGACAAGATTCAAAAAGAAGTGTATGATGAAGCATTGAAAAAAGATCAAGAAAACTGGAATAGAGCGATTCAAAACCGATTACAAGGTAGAGCACTTTCTAGGATTCTTAATTCAATCAAAAACAAAGAAACAAATGAGTGATTCAATAAAACTAAGACGGTTAAAAGAAATAAGACGTAAAAATCTTGAAAAAAATCTTTTAGATATAGAACTTAAAGGTTACGATCACTATATTTTTATTAACGAAAGAAACAAAGCTCAAGTTGTTTCAAGACAAGGTGGATGGATTACAGAACATATTAAAACAGCAATTCTTAAATTTAATTATGAAATAGATAAAATTGATAAATTATTTGTAAAAGATTTTACCGATAAAGAGCTTAACGAATACGAAACCACTTTTTTAAAGGATTCTTAGGTTTTACCTTTCGCATCTCTCCTACAACACGATTAGCTTCTAATTCTATAAGCCTATTCAACAAAGAAGCCATAAATATATCTTGGTCAAATTTCTTTCTAACCATATGAGTGCAATATCTTTTTATATTATCCAAATCATTACTCTTCATAATCTCTCTACATTGCATCTCAATCTCTAACTCCAACTCTGGAGGTGCTGGTTCGATGTCAATGTTGAGAAATTTAGTGATTTTCATGCTGGAGGAAAAAGTTGCTTTTCTAAAATCGCAACCGCTTTATCATCCAAAGTATTTGTAGTTTGCTTTGCGATTGACTTCAATAAATCTATAACTAATCTTTTAACAGCAGTCGTTGTTAAAAACGTCATCAAGATTGGTTTTAAAATTTTGTACATAAAAAGATATATGTTATATCTCAAACATACCAAAGATTAACGATTCTGACCTTCTATACGACTTACGGCTCTTTCTAACTGATTTACTCTGTTAAATAATTCTCGAATATCACGCTCTCTTCGGTTACTCATGTTGGATAACACCATAAGAAAAGCGGTGGCTGCTGCTCCTATTAACGCTCCATATACCTCTGGCATTGATTTAAGCTATATTTATGTATAGTATGACTAATAAAACCTAGTTATGGCAGAAGAAGTCAAAAAAGGTCCTCTCCAAAAACTCAAGGAAAACATTACTGACAAGGAAGAGCAATTAGCTTTTATCTCAGTCGTAGTAAGACTTGTCGTTGTTGCTTGGAGTGGGTTCATAGTTTCTCTAAACTATATATCAATCCCAGGATATAGTAATGAACCCAAGGACATCACGTTTCCTGCCAGCTTGCTAACGGGGGCACTTGCCAGTTTCGGATTGGAAGGTGCTAAGAAAAGAGGTGATGGGACATACAAGCCAGAAGATAAACCATTAAACAAAAAAGAAGTAGAAGCGTTACTAGCATCACAGTCAGGAAGCTATCAAACAATTAGAATAGAAACACCCATCAAGATTCTTGGTGCGGAAGTTGTTAATCGTGACCGTACACCACCTAAAAAATGAAAAAACTAATCCCACTTTTACTATTAGCAATAACACCTGCTTACGCTAATATCAAACAGGAATTTGTAACTTCTGCACAAATTTCTATTGACTCACCTTATGTGATTACAAATGCTGCACCATCGAGTTACAGCATAAGCGGAAACAATATAACAACTTCAACAGGAACAGGGGACAGTGTGGTTACAAATGGGATAGGTGGATTAAATCTTGGTAGCTTAAGTAATGGAGTACCAGCTTTAGTTAATACAAATAAATCGGTTACAACGGCTGGATCAGCGTTTTCACTATCGGAGAGTTATCAAGCTGGTGACGTAACACAATCTGCAATCACTCCATCAAGCGGTATAGCAAGTCTCCCTGTACTTGGTGGTCAGACTACTGTTATCTCAGGAGG